CTCATGCAGTCGACGATCTCGGAGAAGCGATCAGAGGTCAACTCCATCCTTCGGGCCGGAATAGTGAATGCCATCATTGGCTCCCTGACGAAGTGAGAAGCGATGCTCCTCGCACCAGAAAAGCACGTTTACCTGAAGCTCGTATCGACGCCCGGCGTAGCCAGGCTCGTCGGATTTCAGGTCTATCCGATCGCAGTCCCGGCCGGAGCGACGATGCCGTTCGTCGTCTACAAGCGGTCCAGCATCAACCGGGAGTCGAGCCTGGCCGGGCCTCTGTTCATGCCGAGCCTCGGCCTGCAGGTCGCCTCGTGGGCGATGACGCACTCGCTGGCGAGGGAGCTGGCTGACGAGGTGCGGCTCGCTCTAGATGGCGCCACTGGCACACTAGCCGGGGTTACAATACATGATATGAGGCTGACTTCCGAGGTGGACGATTACCTCGACCCCACGGAAGTCGGAGCCCAGCTACCACCGGCATACGAGGTTCGTCAGCTCTACCAAATCCGCTGGTCAGAGGCTACGCAGTAACACAAAGCGCAGGGAGGCGCAGACATGGCAGTATCCGCACAGGGACTTACGTTCACCTTCAATGGCTCGACCCTCACGGTGACGAGCGTTCAGGTCAATGACACGCAAGACCTCCTCGACGCGACGCATCTCGGCATCGCCCCGAACGGCAAGCGTGTGTTCGTCAACGGGTTCGCTACCGACCGCGAAGTGCAGATCGACTACATCTCGACGTCAATCCTCTCCGCTGGCGTGTCCGGATCGCTCAACATCGCCGGCCCCTTCGCCATCAGCGGCACCGCGACCTGCTCCAGCGCGAGCATCGGCGGCTCTGTCGGCGACTTCGTGCGAGGCTCGGCGACGTTCCGGCTGGCGTAATTCGCAATGGCAGTCACCGCGCAGGGCGCTACGTTCACATACACGGGAACGCTGCCCGCTGGCGGTGCGGTTTCATTCGTCGGCAAAATCGTCGGCATCTCAGTCGAGACTCCGCAAGCGGAGGTCGTCGACATGACCGGCGTATTCGACCCGGCGCACGTTTCCATTCAGGTTCCGACCGGCGCATGGACCGGCGGCGCGGTGCGGGTTGACTACCTGAAGGCGCCTGGCGGAGCAGATCCGCAGCTCGGCGTAAGGTCTTACGGAGACCTCACGCTGTCGTCGCCTGGACACAATGTATCGAAGCGTGTCGTTTGCGAGTCGGCGAGCGAGGAGGCCCGAGTGGGCGATCTCGTGAGGGGCTCGATTACTTTTCGGTTGACCGATTACTAAGGCTAGGAGACTAGAGCCGATGGCCCTGAACAAGGCGAAGATTCTTGCAGCGAAGGACGTAAAGGTTGAGAGCCATCCGGTTCCGGAGTGGGGCGGAGAAGTCTACATCAAGACGCTCTCTGGCACCGAGAGGGACGCCTTCGAGGACGCATACAGCTCCGACAAGATGAAGAACTTCAGGGTCCGGTTCCTCGTCCTGACGCTCTGCGACGAAAACGGGGAGCGGCTTTTCAGCGACTCTGAAGTGGAGGAGCTCGGCAAGAAGTCGGCAACTGTCATCTCGAAGCTCTTCGAGAAGGCGTGGGGCATCAATGCCTTCAGGGCGGAGGACGTCGAAGCACTGGGAAAAGATTCCGCGACAGACCAGAGCGAAGGTTCTACTTCCGCCTAGCGCTGTCGCTCGGGAAAACTGTCAAGCAACTCCTGTCCGAACTGGACAGCGAGGAGCTTTCAGAGTGGTACGCATACGACCAGAGATGGCCGCTGCCTGATAGCTGGGCAGAAACGGCAAGGATATGCCGAATCATCATGTGCGCCAGCGGGAACTACAAGAGGGTGCCTGAAGAGTCTGCATTCATACCGGCGGCCAGAAAGCAGGAACAAACTGTCGACGAAATGTTCGCCGAACTCGCAAAACTGAAGCAGTGATATGGCACTCCTCGGCAAAATCTCTGCCGTTGTTACGGCAAACACGACCGACTTCACCCGAAAGATCGGGGACGTAAAGTCGGAGCTCGAAGGCCTGAAGCGTCGCGCCGACGGCTATCGACTCAACCTCGACACGAACGCGCTAGACAAGACGCTGACGAAGCTCCAGCTCTTCCGCAGGACTCTTCAGGAGGCCTTTGGAAAAAAGATCGACACGGGGCCGCTCCAAGATCTCTACAAGGCCTACGAAGATCTCGGCAAGCCGCTCACGAAGGTCAAGAATCAGATCGAGTCTCTGGCCTACTCCACCCAGGCTTTCCTGTACCCCGCCCTCGAGCAAGTCCAGAGGGGCTTCCAGAACCTCTACCGAGAAATCCAGGCCGGAACGACGACATTCGATGCGTCGAAGGGGCGGATTGAATCGCTGACCAGGGCGCTCGAGCGGCTCAAGGCCAGCGCGGCAGTCGTCTCGGAATTCAGCAGGCTCACCGGCAGCCTATCGGTCGAGTCCGCGGGGGCGGATTTCGTCCAGCCGAAGGCGCTCGCGGAGCTCCGCAAGTTCATCGAGCTCCGCAAAGAGGCAGCGAAGCTGCCGGCCGCCGCCCGCGAAGATCCGTTCTTCCAGGGAATCATTCGCGACTCTTCCGTCGCTGCCGAGCGTATCGAAGCACTGACCGCGAAGATCGAGCGAGCGAAGCTCCGCGCCGCGAAGGCAGAGGAGATCATCGCTCGCGCTTCGGCCAGGGGAGTGCCTGCCCCCGCGCCCGCGCTTGCCGTGGCTTCTTCGGCCGCGGCGGACCAGCTCAAGGCGCAGACCCAGCTCGACAGCGAGCTCGAGAGGCAGGGCCGCCGCAATGCCTCGCTGGCGGCCAGGACGAGCCTCGCGGACCTTGCGGCTCTGCGGAACAGGCCATCACCGGATGAAATCACTCCGGACAGCGCTACCGCGAAGGCGGCGGCCGCGATCGCCGCCATTCGCGCGGTCGAAAGGCCACAGAGGTTTGAGAACCTCGTCTCTGGCCTCCTCAACGCCGCGGAGGCCGCAGAAAAGGTCACAGACGACACGAGGGCGCTGAAAACCGCGCTCGATGCTGTCGTCGGCCAGGCGGACTCGCTGAATCGCCTCGCTGCCTCGATCAACACGCTCGGCGACTTCAACAGAAGGGCTGGCTCGAGGGTAGAAGCACTTAGAACAGACGCCGATCGCAGAAGGCAGGCGATCGAAGAGGCGAGGCAGTCCGGAGTCCCGAAGTCAGACATCCGCGCGATGCGGCAGCAGGACTTCATCGGCGGCCTCGCGGGCCGGGCCGGGTCGGTGCGAGACGACATCGCTGGGCTGTCTTCAGCCCTTGGCGGCGACCTGCAGTCGAGGTCCGACAGGCTGAACACCAGCCTTCAGAAACTCTTCGCGGCGAAGGGCAATGCGCTCCCGTCTGACATCAACAAAGTCCGCGTTGCGCTCAGCGGGCTTGAGGAAGACGCGAAGAAAGCCAACGCACAGCAACGGCTGCTGAACGACTTTGACGCCTCTACGGCTACAAACACACAGCCGAGAGCAGTCAAGGACTACATCAGTGACTATCAGCTCCTCATCAACCTGGCGGGCAGGCTCAACGAAGAGACCGGAACTCGCTTTGCCGCGTCGCTCGATCAGTCCCGCAAGAGAGTCCGCGGAATAGCTGAAGAAATTGCCGCAATAAAGCTCGGGCCGCCAACCGAGCAGTCGGCCAGGAGGGTTCAGCAGCTTCTCGATCTCATTCGCAGGGAAAGCACGCAGCTCGCCAAGGAGTTGTCGACACTGGGTCCGCAGCTTGGCAACCAAAAGCAAATCGAGGCGATCCTCTCGAGGAACCGACGCCTCAACGGAGACATCGACGGATTCCGCAACGCCGCAATGAAGGGTCAGCTCGCACTTCAGCAGCTCACGTTTGCGGTAGATGACTTCTTTTCTGCCACCGGCGGCTTTGAATACAAGCTCCGCGCGATCAGCAACAACATATCGCAGTTCGGCTTTGTGTTGGGCGGCACTGCCGGGCTCATTGCCGGCGTGGCGGCGACGGTCGGAACGCAGCTTCTTGTGCAATTCTCCGGCATCGGGAGGGCGTCCAAGGAGGCCGAGGGCGGGCTGAAGTTTCTCAACGACGAGCTGTCAAAGTCTCGAAACCTCGCGGAGCAGAACACTAAGGCATTTCAGGATCTCGCCAAGGCGATTTCCGGAGCAACGACCACGGGGCCGAGGCAGGCTATACAAGAGCGGCTGAATCAGCTTCGCGAAGAGCAGAAGCAGATCAGAGAGTCTGACATCAAGTCGCGAGACCCTCGGGTCATCGAGGCCGCCGGGCGGCGAAAGGCACTCGAAGACAAGCTGGAGGCAACGAGCAATCCAGGCGAGCGAGTGCGGATTCGCGCAGAGCTCGAGGACGCGCGAAGAAAAGAAAGGGCTGCCGCCGAGGAGTCTCTCCGGCCCATTCCATTCGACCGCCTTGTCTCGGACAGGCTTCGCCCTCTGATTGAGTCGTCCAGGGAGCTGGAGATCAACAGCCTCAGGTCAAGGCCCAGGAACGAGAGGGAGAACAGAAGGCTTGAAGAGCTGTCGAGAGATCGCTTTTCGCCACCTGCAGACCCCAGGGCAGCCGCCGACCAAATCCGCGCGAGGCTCACGGAGCTAAACGAAACCCAGCGCAACTCGCAACTGTTCGTCCCAACCCTGGCTTCGATACTGCCCGACAGCTTCGAGCAGGCGCTCTCAAAGGTAAGCCTCGATGGCTCAATATCTCAAGTAGACGCATTTAGCAGAACAGAGCGAGTCATTGCGGAGCTTGACGCAGAGCTGGCGCGGCTGGACAGCGTCATCAAAGAAGGCGCCGACAACATCGCCGCGGAGTTCTTCGACCGAGGCGAGGCCGCGAAGCAGGATATCCAGAACGCATTCAAGGACTTGGCGAACCTCAGACTGGACGCGGACATTCAGGGGAGGCTTGAAGAACAGTTCAAGGCACCTGCCGCGGCCCTCGCCACAGCAATCGCAGACATAGAGAAGCGACTCACCGAAGACCCGACCGCAAACATCGACGACCTGCGGAGAAGCGCAGATGCCGCGTCCGCCGCCCTCGAGGCCCTCTACCGTAACGCAGACACGGTGGCGCGCAACGTCGCTCTCGGCTCTGTCGTCTCCACGGCATCAAGGCTGTCTACCGCCGCGGAGATCGCGGGCCAGGTGCAGGGGCCGACGGCTGCCGGCACGAACATCGCGAGAGCCATCGCCGACCTTCAGGAGCTTCAGTCGAGAAGGAGCCGCGCCGAGGCTGCCGGCAACACGGCAGCCGTGGCGGACATCGACAAGGAGATCGCAAAGATCCGCGACGCTGCTGGCGCTATGGGCGAGGCAGCTATCGCTGTCGCCGCGTTTCAGCAGGCCGTCGAGAGGGCGGCGCTCGGACTTCAGAGAACACTCGTCGGCGAGGCCGCGTCTGATGCAGATCGGCTGCGCCGCCGGGCGAACAGGCTCGCCGGCGACCCGCTCATGGCCGGCTCCGCTGCAGCGGACCGGACGGCCGCAGAACGCCGACTCCGCGATGAGGAGGATTCTCAGAGGCAGCTCGAGGCCGACCTGGGTAGGGCCAGGCTCGCCTTCGAGGCCGAGTCCGACCCGCGCAGAAGCAGGCTCGCAAGGGACGTCAGGGAGGGGCGCCTCGAGCAGAACAACAAGGCCGCCACGGCCGGCGAGCAGCTCGCAGGGAAAGCCAAGGCAGACAGAGCACAGGCAGAGCTCGACAGGAGCTTTGAGT